TTATTTATTTCTTAAACAATTTAAAGTAAATTCATGTTGATTAACCACTCGCTCATAATCTTCAATACTAAACATATAAGATTTGTCCTCATCTTCAAAATCCACTTGAAAAGCTAATTCTTCATAATCTTCGTCGTTCATATATCCTAAGTGCGCTTTTAATTCTTCAACTGAATAACAACAAGCAATATCGTTTGGATCACTTTCTTTCCAATAACTAACTGTAGCCCCTTCTTCAAGAACTAACTCATTTACCACTGTCATTAATTTATCGTAATTTTTCATTTTTAAATCCTCCGTATATTTAATTAATTTTTCTGCTGTTTTTAAAGTCATATTTTCGACTTTCCTACTGCCATTTCTGTAGTTTTGTATCATGCTTAATGCTACACCACTATCTTTTGCCAATCGGTAGTCCGTTATTTCACTATTGAAAAGTTCTTCTATTTCTTGCATTGCTTTTTTAATCATTTTAAATACCCCCTATGCTACTGAAACATTAGCGTATGCTTTGTTGAACACGCTTTTTGGTATCCATTTTTCAAATAATCCGTATTCTGTAAAGAATGCGATTTTGTATGCTTTTTCTGTTTCTTTAACGATTTTTTCATCTTCTAAGTAGATAAGCATTTGTGCTTGTGCGTTTGTAAATTCTTTATTGTAGAACCATTTAGCAATTCCGTAAACGTATTTTTCGCTTTCTTTGTCGAAGTCTTTAACTTCTTGTGCTGTTCCTAATCTGTAAATTGCACTTTCAACTGCTTCATTTCCGAAGCGTTTTTTATCGTATAATTTTATTTGTCTATACACTTCTTTTAATGCTAAACTTAATGCAACTTGATAATTTCCTACTTCTTTTACAATTCCTTTTGCTATTTTGTGTGCTGTTTTGAAGATGTGTTGTTTTTTCATTTTTCCGTCCTCCTATTTCCTTTACAATTATATTATACATCATATGAGGTATATCGTCAACACTTTTTTTAAAAAGTTTTAAAAAAAATTAGACCTCACTAAATCTAGTGAGGTCTAATTTTTTAAACTTTCTTTAAACTTACAACATTCAAAAAGACATCAAATATACGAGTTGGCTTAAAATTATTTTTCTGTTGAATATCATTCAAAAAATAGGTCATTTCGTATTTTCTTTTCTCGAAAGTTTCAAACCTTATAGCATAATAGAATTTATCTTTATTTTTTTTAATAAAACGTTGAGGAGTTGTAAAACGAACTTCTTGCCAGTTTATATCATTCAAAAGCTTTCTTCTAGCTTTAGTTTTTAAAGCATTTCCCAAAGTTTTATTTATATTTTTGTGACTGTGCATACCTTGAGGTCTCTCTATGATATTATTATTGTTTTTTTTATAATCAGTAATCCAATTTTGCAATATAGAATATGTCGGTAAACCATACTGTAAAGCTACATCAAAAACTCTTTCTTTATCAATTAAAACCTTATTTATTAACTCTTGTTTAAATCCCTTAGTATATTTCCTTCTGTGTCTAGTATCAACTGCCCCTTTTCCGTGTAAGTCAATTAAATCACAGATATAACTTAAATTAGATGGGTCTATACAAAATTGTTTACCAATTTCTTTATACATATATCCCCGTTTTCTTAATTTATATATCTTTAACTTATCTTCTATAGTTAGTTTCATACTAATATCCTCCCTTACATTAATTCTACAATCGCTTACAGAGTTTGTCAATAAAAAATAAACCCCCGCAGGAACACGGGGGTTATCAGGAGCATTTATTATGAAAAAAAATTCAACACAGGGAGTGGTTGTTTTCAAAATAAAAGCATTCCTATCGACTTCTATTTTTATAATAATACAAATTTTATTTTTTGTCAATAAAAAATACCCCCTAATTAAAGGGGGTGTAATAACGTCTTTATTATTAAATCTACATATCTACTGCATTCACAAGGTAAGCGTCCTCTACCCATTGATTTGACTCTGGATAGTTAATTCTTGCCCAACCGTTGCGTTTTTCGTAAACTCGAACTCTTGTTCCAGCTTTTAACAACTCTTTATCCTCTGAATTTACATCAGGCGAAGTTTCAACGTAATAGTCCTCTGACAGTTCCGCCTCATAGTAAGGCATATCAGAGGCTTTTAACTCTGTATTAACGTCCAATTCATGAGCAAACTCGTCTGAAACGTCATCTTGTGGAGTTTCTCCTGTATATCGATAAGCGTACACATAAGGGCAACCATTGGCTTCCCAAATAACGTCGTGGTTATTGATTGTAATGCCGTTATAGCCGTAGTTACAGTGGATTATGTTATCTGCGTCAGTGAACATTCCTGTGTGACCAAACGCTCCACTTGAACGGCCTCTTGCTCCCCAAATAAATATATCTCCGCGTTGAGCATCCCAACCTTGATTTTCTGCAATTAAAGTATATCCATTTTTCGTTAACCAGTCGTGCATGTATTCGGTATTGACCGCCCAACCGTGGTCTGTTGCTCCTGCACTTCTTAATGCAAAATAGACTGAACTTGAACAGTCGTACGAATTCGGTCCTAATCTACTTGCCATTGAGTAAGTAACCACACCTCGTCTGTCGTTCATCCATTTAATAGCTTGTTCTATGTTAATTGTCATGTTATTTATCTCCTTTGTTCTTACTTAATAAATCTATTAGGGATTTCAACGCTTCAGCGTCTACTCCCATTTTACCCAAATTCTCTGTTATACTCTTTAATTCCATTACCAAATATCCAATGTATAAGGTATATACTAACGCAACACCCGCTCCTGCAGGTATTAACACCGATAATGGGATGAAAAATACCATAATTGAAATACTAGCCAACTTCCTCAAAATCCCATTAATTCCAGCCTTAGAATTAAATGTAATGTTAGAATTAATCTTAGCTGCGATTGTTCCTGTTACAAAATCTATAATCATTGCAGATACTATCATTGTTAAGATAAATAGTATCTTACCGTCTTCTGTTTCTATAAAATGTCTTAACCATTCAAACAAATTCATTGTCCTCACCTTCTTTAAATTTTAAAAGGGGCAATTAAGCCCCTTTGATACTATTCATGCGCTAAATGCTCTAAATCCATATCGATTAAGCATTCCTTAACTTGTTCTTTTAAGAACGCTGGAACACTAGCGAATGTTCTTTTGCCTTTAGCGATATTAATTGCGAATAACATTGCCATCATTACTCTCACCTCCTTTACCGTCTTCTTGAGTTTTCTCAGCTTGTTCATGCTGTTCATCTCCTTTAGCTAATTTATCACCCAGTTGAGTGATAAGCTCCATTACCGAACCTTGAGTTACCTCAAGCTCCTTCTTCATCTTGTTTACCTCATCTAGTTGCTTATCCATAAGTTTTAACTTCTCATCGACCTTGGCAAACCTCTCATTCTCCGCTCGATTAGGGTACGTTTCTTGGTAGAACTGTTCCAGCACTAACTCAATTAAATCCTCATCTGTTTTGTGGTCATGATTACCGCTTAAAATTCTAGTGATAATTGTTTGACCGTCTTGAATTTGTACCCTTAAACCAGTTACTGTTGCGCTATCATTGAAAATTCTGTCCTTGTAATTAATCTTGTACATCTTCTTTTTCTCCTTTTGAAATTTGTTCGTTAAACGTCTTAATTATTTCATTAAATCCGTCATTAATTTGAACTAATTCCTTGCTTTTCCAATCACTCAATATATCAGCGATTATCCCAACCATGATGAATGGTGGTAAGCCATAATCTCTCGCTGATATTTCAACATATTTAATTAAATCACTTTTTACATTCGCTATTTTAGCTTCTATTGGCATTGTCATGATAATACTCCTTTCTATCTTGGTAAACTACAATCAACTAATATTCCGTTTTTAAAAGTCATGTAACAATTATCATACCAGCCACTGGCTTTTCCGTCCGAATCAAATCCAGATGCTACCGCAAAACGAAACGTTTTTGATACAGTCCATTCTTTAAATATTAAATTATCTAGGTCTAATTTTACGTTATTTATACAATACCCGCGCATATTAATATCACACCCGGCGTTTAAGTTATCATATTGAGAACTTGAATCAATCGGTTTTGCTGTATAATACCATTTTAATTTGGGGGATACCCCTACCACATCTTCATAAGCCCAGCCCATGTAGTATCCGCTATTCGCTAAATTGAAGTTTAAACCGTGATTACTCGGTCTATTCTTTATTGGCTGAGTTCCTATTGATCCTATACAATTATTGTCACGCCAAAATTGATAACCGTCATCGGTAATCCTACCTGTTAACTTATTTTGATTAACTACACCATTTTCATAGAATGACATTCCTCCGTTTTCAAATTGAATAAATTTAGAAATATTATTCCATGCGAGCCTTAAATATTCAGCGTTTTGGGTTAACACTGTTCCAAAATTGTCTTTTCTTACCGCGTGTTCTATTTCACTTTTAGTTTGTCTAACTGTGCTTTCCATTTCTGAAATGTTGTATTCATTTTTGTAACCAATGCTAAAGTTTTCTTTGTAGAATTTAACATTTGAAATAGATAGGTTGGTTGGGATTGACACTAAAATAGTATTACTTATCCCCGCTCCTCTAATTGTCAATTTATTTAATCCCTTTACAAGTGGTTTCTTCACAATAAGATTTGTAACGCCATTAAAAAACGTTGTTGACATTGAACCGTTCACACTATTTCCAACTTCAAACTCTAGGGTGTAAATATCGTTTTTAACCAAAGTTTCTTGCGCTACTATTACAATATTTCCTTGATTGTAGAAATCTTCATTTGTAATCTTTATTAAATTTTCTTTCGGGTTTTCAAACTCAGGCACTTCGTATATTTCAACGTTCTTGACTTTAGTGTTTGTTCCTAGCGGATAGATATTAACTATAGCTTGGTCGCTTGCATAAGACACGCGCCAAATATTTAAACTGTTTGATATTATCTTGCTATCTCCGTTATTTTTTGCGTTATATATTCTTGTATCTTGATTATCCGGCACATCTTCTAAATCAGCTAAAATGTAGTATTCTTTGTCTTTTTTAAGCGGAGTTTTAATATTGAAATAAAGGTCGTTCCCTTTCTTCTCAACTCCACTTTCAGAGCAAATATTTTCAATATTGTAAGTCATTTTAAATTTTTTATTGTTAATTTCGCTAATCTTACTCTCAAACTTATCAATAGTGCTTTCAAAAGTCTTAATCTTGCTTATTGTTTCGGTTAAAAGTTGCTTGTCAATCGTATTATTCAACCTAGCACTTGCTACTGTCTTATTCTCTCCGCAAGTTACTTCAAACACAACTTCTATTGGTTTTCCGTCTTTAGTACCGTTGGGAATGTTGATATTTTGGACTAAACCGTTGCTGTCAAGTGTGACTTCTCCAGTCGCTATATACCCACTAGCAACTAGCTTTTTAATCTCAATCTTTAAAGGTGTTTCGGTTGTTGAAGCACGGACTATCTCTCCGTTGTTGTACACGTCCAAATAGACCTTACAATTACTTAGATTTTCGTTTAAATAACTACCCTCAATTCTTGCCGAAGCTGTGAGAGAGTAACTTTGCATATCTTCAATCGCTGGAAGCCACTTGTCTGTTACCACATCGCTATCTGCCATATACGGCTCGGCTATTTTGAAATGGGCATTGCCGGAACTTATAAACGCTATTTTCTTTATTTTTTCATTTGAATCTTCATCAATTGGTATTTGAATTTCAGCTAATTGCCATTTAGCTGTTTGAATTTCACCGTTGAATATTGAAAATGGATTGAGCGGTTCGTTTTCTACAACTGGGCTAATACTTAAAGAAAAATTATTGCTTTCGCTGTCGTCAAAAACGTAAAAAGGTACTCTTACCACCGTTAATTGACCTTTATTTGCACCGTTAATATTTGCTTTGAGAGATATTCCCTGAAAAATATTCTCATCGTTCCTCATTACCTCTATCGAATTTTGTCCGTTATAATCTTTTTTATTTAATTTTAATTTAGTTTCTCCTAAAGGTTTTACAACATCTAAACTTGGAAATCTAGTTCCAATTAATTGGTTAAACGCTGGGATTTTCCCGTCTTTGCCTTTTAGTTCGTCTTTGCGATTATCTATAATCTTGTTAGTTTCTTCTTGAGTTATCTGACGTATTCCGTCAGCCCCAATAGTGAGATCATTAACTAATCTTTTTGTTTCTTCTTTTGTGATGAACTCTTTTTTAATACTACTTTGAATGCTGTCACGCATTTTAGTGAATATGTTTTGAGTAGTGACTTCTCCAGCTTCAAACTGTTGTTTAAATGTTTTGTCTGAAATTATATCGTCAACAAACGCCTTATCAATAAGCGCAGTCTTAATTTCAGCAAAATCTAAACGCGCTTGAATTGCCTTAACCATTTCAGCCTCGGTTATTATCGTTTTAAGGCGTGCAATTTCAGCCTCGATTGCGTCAAGTATTTTAGTTCTAGTTACTTCTGGAACGGTACCGCCTTTTTCAAATAACGCTTTTTTAACCTCTACACCTGCTTTCGATTGTTCTTCAAGGTTTTTCATCTTTTCTTCGATAGCTGTTCTGTCTTTTTTAAGTAATTCAGCTAAATTTTTCTGAATTTTAAGAGCGTCAACCCTGCTTTCTTCGATTTTTTCGTCAATACGTTCTTCAAGTTGGTTTAAATTTTTAACTTGACTTAAACTATTTATTTTCAACGCTCCGAAACTTATTTTAATATAACGTTTTGACATCGGACTATATTCGTAAGCGACCACTTTCAAACGTTTATCGATACCGTATTCAACATTTCTAAACCAAACCGTATCAAATAAATTAATACGTTCTTGGTTCTTATCAATAACGTTAACCGTTAAATTATCTTTCGGAAAATCAATCAAAGTGTTTCTAAAATATCTATTTCCGTATTCAATTAACTTTTCTCTATCAGTGACATTCTTATCTGTCACCTTTAAATACCCCGTATAAACTCGCGGATAAGTGTTGATATACGGACTTTCAACAGTCGCTTTAATTACTTCTTTTTCATTACCTTCCTTTTCGACTTCAACACTTAATTTCAATCTAGTAATTAAGTTCTCTGTGCTTATCGAATTATCTTGATTTTTAACGTTTTTCTTGTTCATGAACAAAATTTCAGTATCGACACCGCCTCGGGCTTTTAAGTTGATAAGAAAATTATTTCTTATCAATTCGCCACCCCACTGACCGATGATACTACGTTTGTCTTTGCTTAATATATCTCCTGCCGTTGTATCACTTAAATTCAACGTGTGCATTGTCGCTATATCACTGTCAAATACAAACCGACTTTCACCAACAATACTTCCAGCTAACGCCGTCATAACACGTTTACCAGTAGCATTTGTAACGTTCAACTGATTAACCTCAATGAAATTAATGTCATCTGTGATATGCTTGGCGTACACTCGGATATATCCGTTTATTTTATTGATCTTTTTAATCCTAAATAATTGAACTCCTCTAGTATCATCAGCTTTTAACACTATTTCACAAGTAAGGTTTCTCCAGACGCCGAAGCGGTCAACTGGATACCTAAATTTTAAATAATATTCGCTATTAGCCTTTTGATAAATAACATCATCATAAGCGTCTGATAAAGGAAATCCATCATTTAAGTTATTTGTTGCAATATAAATCATCTAATACGCCACCTCGGTTCAATAGTTACTTTTGTAATCCCAGCACCTAGCACAACGCCGTTAATACCTGGTTCAATTTCAAAGAAACCACCTCTAGTTCTAGAGATAGCTAATTGATTATTTTTGTCTAACACTTGTTGGTGTCTGTGTCTACACTCAATCACAAGTCTTGTGTCAATATTAAGGGTCATCACTTGCTTGCCGATGGTAAGTGTAGTGTTCCCGTTACCTTCAACAATGATACGCGGTTCACTCCTCCAGTTTCCGATATTTTCAATGGATCCATTAGAAGTTAATATCTTATTAGGAGAGTTCTTTAAATATTTAAAAGGTTGAACATCGCATTGAAATTTACACTGCCATTGATTATCGGCTAATCTTTTGACTGGCACTGTGTTTTTGAAGTCAACATAAATAAAGTGATTAGGACGTGTCCACAACTCGACTTTCATTCCCAAACCAAAAAACTTATCGATTAACATATCTAGCTTTTCTTGACTATTGCATTGAAACGTGAACGTCCTAGAGTAAGTGTCAAACGCTTCTTCAAATATATTGACGTTCCCATTTGCTCCGTAAGATTGTTCACTTTCGTATCTTGGTTTGTTAGAACGTTCTTGACCACTATCGATTAAATATATTCCTTCTTCCGCTGTGATGTTCCAGCCATTCAAAATGAAATAATTCATTAAATTAAACCTCCTTCCTCAATTAAGTTATTTAAAGGTTTGAATACTGCTTCGCCCATTTTTTCGCCATCGACAACCATTGCACCTTTAAATTCTATATCGTTAAACGCTGTGATAAGTTCATTAAACTTATCGCTTAACGTCTTAAATGGCGCGCTGGTTTCGGCGTCAAAACTCATTTGACCATATCCGCTAAGATTAGTTTCAAAATCACCGTTCCAAGCGTCCTGCATATCTTCAGCAAGTGACGTGATACTGTCTACTGCTACATCTGAATTCTCATCAACCCCAACAGCAATGCCTGGTGGAATCCAGTGACCTATTTTAGCGAATTCTTTAGATGGCGAATTAATACCTAGCGCACTTTTCGCACCATCGATAAGCCCACTAAAGAACCCCTTAATTTGTCCGTAGAACCAATCCGCAGCACTTGTAATTCCGTTCCAAACACCTTGAACGATACTCTCACCTATACTTTTTACATTTTCCCATAATGAGTTCAACCCATTCGAAATGCTGTTCCATATCCAGCTACCGAATTCTGATACTTTTGTAGGTGCTTCTCTGAACCAACCTACAAGTTGATTGAATTTTTCTGTAAACCATCTTGTAACAGTACCCCATAACGACGTAAGTGAACCTACAATACCATTCCAAATCCAAATACCCCATTGAGATATTTTGTTAGGCAAATCTCTGAACCAACCAACTAATTCAGCAAACTTCTCACTAACCCACGTTGTCGTGTTCTGCCAAAATGTAGCCAAACTGCCAGTAACGCCATTCCAAATCCAAATACCCCATTCAGCAATTTTACTTGGTAAATCTTTAAACCATTGAATAAGTTCTTGCCACTTTTCACTTATCCAAGTCGCAACGTTTTTCCACCATGTAGAGAACGCCTCTGTCATAGCGTCCCACCACGTTGACACTGTTTCTGCAACCTTAGATGGAAATTCGATAAAGAACTTAATCAACTCACCGATTTTCTCTCCAAACCATTCACCGATTTTGTACCCAAAATCATCATCGAAGAAACCTACCAAACTATCCCACCAAGTTGAGATTGTCTCTCCAGCCTTCTCAGGAAATTCAGTGAAGAATTTAACCAAATCATCCCATTTCTCGCTAAACCATTCAGATATATTCTGCCACCAACCGCCAAGTGTTTCGCTCATGCTGTCCCACCAGCCAGAAATAGTCTCACCTATACTGTTTCCTTGCTCGCCGAACCACGTTAAAAGTGCGTCCCACTTCTCGCTTATCCAGTTACCCATTTTATCAAATAGATCACTTATCGCGGTTCCTATCTCGCTTATACTCATTCCAGTTAATAAGGTAACAATTAAATTGGCTAGGAAGTTTGGTAAATCAATAAATAATAATTTTAGTGCCGTTGTAAATCCACTCCACAGCGTTGAAATAACATCACCCCAACTAACATTGCTTAGGAAATCTCCAACTTTTGATATTGCTTCGCGTATTAACTTACCAATGGTTGACGCTAATTTTCCGTAATCGAAGCCTCTTAATGCTTTAATTACAGCCTTAGCTAATCTTGTAGCTATATTAACTACCCAAGCCAATATCCCGCCAATGTCAATAGACTTAAACGCGCTAACTAAACCATCTTGAAATGCTCTAGCGATACCGTTCCAATCTGTGTTTTCAAAGAATTTAACAATACCCTCAATCAGACTTTTGAATCCATCAATTACATCATACGTAAATCCGACTGTGTAATCTGCTATATTTTCAAACATCTTACTTAAGAACGATTTTAAATCGAAGTTAGCAATCATTTCTCCTAAATTCATTAGACCACTTCTAATCGCCGAACCCCAATTCTCGACTAATTCAAAAAACGTCATATTGCCGTCAAATACGTCGTTGATGTCCGATACTAAATTTTTAATACCCTCTCTTAATGGTTCAATCCCTCGACTTCCTAACATAAGCAAATTGTCTTCTAACTGGTCAATCTGACCACTAAATGTCTTGGCTTGGTCTTGCATTCCTCCACCAAACGCCTTGTCCATTTGTTCGACAAGTTTTGGCAAATACTCATCAGCCATTAATTTACCTTTAGACGCCATGTCCATTAATTCAGCTTTAGTCTTACCAGTTGCTTTTGCCAACATATCCCACGCAGGGATACCACGTTCAAGTAACTGGTTCATTTCTTCAGTCTGTATTCGACCTTTAGCGCTCATTTGTTGATATGCTGTTGCAATTCCTTCGGCTTTCTCTACGTTCCCTTGCGCAGCATCACCTATTACCTGCATTGTTTTGAATAACTGATCACCATTCAGACCAGCTATTTTTAATTGTTGTGCGAATTTTTGAGTGCTGTCGAAGTCAAAAGGTGTATCTTTAGCGAACTTTTGAATACGCTCCAACATCTTTTGTCCTTCTTCAGCACTTCCCATTAACACTTTCCAGTTTATCCTCGCTTGGTCTAAACTTTTAGAGTAGTCCAACACTGACTTAGTCCCAAGCGCTAAACCAACACCTGCCAACATTCCCGGAACGCCACTTAATACACCTTTTAAACTACTAAAAGCATTTCTAACACTTCCCAGTGAATTTTTAATGTGATTCGACGTACTTTTTGCCATAGTTTCCGCAGTCCTTAAACTACTTTTAAATACGCTGGTTGAGATTTTCGGTAATTTAATTCTTTTAAACGCACTACTCAACCGACCACTAAGGCTGGTAGCGTCAGAATTAATCCCACTAAATGATTTTTTGGCACTGCTTCTGATTTTAGACCACACACTACTAGCTGTTGTTGACGCCCTTTTCCAAACACGATTAAATAAAGACGCGGACTGTTCCGCCTCGCGCGCTATATCACTTAACCCACTTTTCGCTTCTTTAAGTCCTTTGATTTTCAAAGTACCGTATATATCAAATAACTTCATTACTCCACCTCTCTAAACGCTTCTTCAATCTCTGATTTTTCAAAGTCAGAGATCACTATATTATTAACTCTTAATATCTTATTGAGATATTCGATGTAACTTTCTTGAGGTTTGCTTGCCAAATACATTTCACGATATATCACGCTACTACGTTCTTTAACCAACATTGAATACATTTCTATTAAATCCCTTATCTCTGCCGTATTAACCAGCAAATAACCGTATTCACGAACTAATAACCAATATATGTCAAACTCGTTAAAGAAACGCCCCTCAACATCATCAATACTTAAGAATGTGAAATAAGATAGCGAAACGTGGTTACGACTTGGGTAAAGCGTCGTTAATAATCGCTAATGCTGTTAAAAAGTTATCTTCCGTGAACTCCTCCACTACTTCCTTTTCCATTTCAAAGCCGATTGAAATTACTTCGACTAAATCGTTGTAATCACATTCGATAAGTATTTTATTTAATTCTGTTGATAATATTTCCATGTACTCCAACATTATTTTGATGAACTCATCACGATAATACGGGATATGGTCAACTATCCACTCGAATTTCTTCCCTTTACACTTTCTATCTTTATTTGCTTCTTCGGAAAGTTTCACAATAGGATTTTTAAATTTTTGAACCTCGATATTTCTAAAATTCATACTTCTATCAATATTCTTCCCTCTAGCCAATTTCATGAAATCAAACAACGCACGACCTTTTAACGTTATTTTTTCGTACGTTTTATCATTGATTTTAATCGTCGTAGGAATTTTTTCTTGTTCCATTTTTACCTCCAAAAAAGAGGGGTTTTAACCCCTCTTATCCATTTTTCTTAACTGTGTATAAACGCCACGGTACTTCTGTTGGCTTTGCTGGGTCGTATAATCCCTCAACTTCAAACTCAACCATAAGTTCACTCTTATCTCCAAAAGTAGTCTTAAACGCGTTAGACTTAGATACGTTCATTAATCGTAAGACCATTCCGTTTCTGTTTAAATCCAAGAAACGTAGTTCTAAATACTCTAACGTATCATCTTTTGTGATGATAGGTTCACGTCTAAACTCTTTAATCGTTAGTTCAGTAGTCTCAAACCCGTGTGTAGTCGACGGTGATACTTCTTTAAGTCCGAAGAAATCTTTGTAATTCTTCTCGTCAACCTCTAATAGTGAACCTTTAACTTTAGCGTTCAATTTAGTGTAATACTCAGTTCCAGCAATAGTTCCTAACGCACCATCACCAACCGCAGCAGATTTTTCTACTACTTCTTCAAACGAAACTCCTTTAGTCCAACCTAAGTAACGTGGGTTCGCTTCTCCACCTCTTGCTTTAACGAACACTTGTGCCGTTGTACCTTTTAGTATGTTTGCTACATCATTAATTTTAGCCCCTACCGTTGCTTCTAATTTAGTTCCAGCCATTAATTATCCTCTCTTTCATATTGATTAATCGGTATTGCTATCGTATGAACGTAATATCCGTCCGTTTTGCCTGCTATATTGACTTGTGGGGGGTAAATATGCATTACCCCTTTGTCGTTCGTTATAGTGCCTTTAAACCTGCAATAATCGATTATTTCTGTTATCTTCTCATGGTGCTTTTTTACCATGCCTTTTTTTGTGAATAAAAATATAGTCGCAATCCATTTTTTACAATTTTCATCAACGTTAAATAAGTCAAGTTCCATTACTCCAAACTGCTCAACGTTAACCTCTTTCGGTTGTTCGATGTATAAATAAGGTAATTTGATTTTTAAAAATGCTAATATGTCTTTTATCATTTGTTAAACTCCTCTACCGCTCTTTGTAATCCAGCTTTAACGTGGTGTGTACCCTCAATAAACTTAGTCCCTAACTCTTGGAATTTCGTATAATCAACTTGCCTATTTCCTTGTCCTAATATCATTTGCATTGTGGTGTCTGAACGTTCAACCTCGTACTCTGTAGAGTTTCTCATATCCGATGAGTCTACCCTTGATTTTTCATACGCTGTCTGACGTCCTAACTCTCCGGCCCTACTCAAACGCGTTTCTAACTCATCGCTTATCTCACTAAATACTTGCTTATCGTAAGTATTAACTTCTAGCAACGTATAACATCGTCTTTCTAAAGAATGTCTCATAAGGAATGATATTAGTAACGCGATATTCAACATCATCTTCAGAAATGTAAATATCGTTTAGAGTAGGATCTATTAAATCATCAACCACAATACGCATTCCATATTTTTTTGAAACAAACTTGTCTTCTTTTACGTCAACAACAGTTAATTGAGGTACGCCACCCGTCACTTGTTTAATTATTTCTTTTTGGCTTACCACTTCGCCCCATTCATTACTAGCCTCATTACTTTTGCGGTAAATCGTGTAATCATGCTTTTTCGCTAACATCTTAAAAACCTCAACGTAGTCTTACGTTTGTTAACTTCCTTCAAATATACTTCGAACTCTTTTTCGTATTGTTTGAAAAATTCCTCATCGGTTAATACCGTCTTGCTTAACACGTCTTCTTTAACATTTGAACTATCTTCCATTCCACGTTTTCTAAATTTATAAACCATGTAATCTGCGACTATATAATCAAACCGACTAGGATATTGTCCTAATCGGTTCATAATTTTTTGTTTTGCTTGTTTTTCATAGATAGACAACAAACTATCTTGAATATCGTCTTTTAGTCCAAGCAAAACCTTAACATCATCTATCATACGTCCTCCTATGCTTTAGGTGTTACTGCTCTACCACTTTTCTTAGCTGTTGGCGCTTTTTTAGCAATAGTAACAATCTTCGGTTGGTTAGTTTGTAACACAAACGCTCCAGTGTACAATAATTGTTGGATATATGAACCAAAACGACCAGCACCTAAACGACCAGTTTCAAATTTCTCAACTTGAATTGGTGACGCCAATACGCTTTCGACTGTTAATACGGCACTTACTCCGTTTTCTGCTGTTGCTCCGTTATTTAAAATTTTATTAGGGACTTTAACAACAATAGCACCGTCCAACTCTCCAACTATACCTTTGAAACGTACGTTATTATCACGGTCTCCTTGCGGTAATTCAACAATACGTTTTTTAATCGCTTTATAAAACGCTGGTGTGACGAATAAGTAACGAGTTCCGTTAATCGCTAACTCATCTAACTCAATACTAGCGTCTAGTACTGCGTCATACTCCTTATCAGCTACCGGAATGATATTTTTGTTTGTATTACCGATTAAAGTTGCAAATCTTAATTGGTCAATGTAAGGTGCTACAACTTTATTTGTTTGTTTCGCTACCTGATATTGTTCAACTTCAGTGTTTAAATCTTTAACATCTAAATCATCTAACTGCATTGCCCAAAATTTCTCGATGTCTAAAACGTACTCAACTTCATCAGCTTTTAATGTTGTTACTGTATTAGCCTCATTACGTTTGTAATCCACTAACTCGGCTTCGTTTGTTTCTAATACTTTAAAAGTCCTACCGTTTAACTCAATATCCTCATCTTTAACAACAATCGGTGTTGTGTATGAGTTGTATTGAACAACTTTATTAACTATTCCTAAATGTTTGTCTGCTACATATGTTTTTTTAATTTCTACTGGCATATTCTAATCCTTTCTTTTATAACCATTTTTCCCAACTAGCTTTCGCTGTTGAGTTACTTCTTGTAGGTATTTCACCTTTATTACGTTCTTTCAGAAGCTGTTCAGCCGTATCATTAACTAATTTCGATAAGACTTTAATCGCTTCTTGTGTTTCTTCAGCGTCAGCACGAACCACAAAATCCAACACTTGTTTATTGCTTGGTAAATTATTCTCGTTCAAAATTTCCGTAGCTACTCTTTCCATTTCATAACGCGCTTTTACCATTTTAGCTTGTTCAAGTTCTTGTTTCAGCTTCTCGTTTTCGTACTGCAATTTCTCATTTTCGTTCATTTTGCCTAGTTTTTTAGCTTCACTCTTCTTCTCTTCTTCTACTTTTTTGAACTCTTCAACCGCCTTAGAACGTTGTTGAGAAATTAACTTGTCGATGTGCGCTTGCTGTTCGCTAGTAAATTCAACCTTGCTAGCTTTCTTAGGTTCATTTACCGCCTCTGTTGACTCTTCTTGAACTTGTTCTTGTGTGTTTGTTACTTCTTCTGCCATTTTTTGTACCTCCATTTATACTCCGTATGAGTTTATTTTAGTCAGTTATACTCCGTATGAGTCGGTAGTTTAACGACTTGCCAAGGTCAAAATAAAAAGCCAATCATTTCTGACTGACTTAGTTTTTTGCATAATAAAAAGCCAACTTTCGTTGACTTTAATTCCAGTGATGACCACAATTATTACATACCTTGTGACCTTCGACTGTATTTATTAACTTTTTCTTTTTCGGTAATAACATCTTAAACGGTATTACCAGCAATCCCAATATAACGTATAGAACAATCCATTTAATTGGTATCCACCACCAACCAACGATTATCCACCATATTTTACTGTGCTTTTCAATTTTAAACTCTTGTTTGTTAACCAACTGTACATTAACATTCTCTGAACCACATTTTTGACATTTCATAATAGATCTCCTTTGTATTTAATTTCAGAAACATCTTAACACAAATTCAATACTATTACAATATTTTAATGAATAACGCCAAGCTCTACCGGTACTTCTATTTCTACATTGCTATCTATTTCTCCATATTTTATGGCGTTATAATAAATATTTTCTAAACTGAAATTTTCTAAAAGATACGTCCCAGCAATTAAATTACTCTCTAGCAATTCAAGTGGCAAATCAGTTAATTGCAACTCGGTATTATTTTGATATAATTTATTATTTTTTTCAACAATATCTAAATTATATTTTGAACCATCAATATTTACAATACCTTTTAAATATCTCATTTAAACCACCTCCTATATATTAGCTAACGCTCCTAACACCCATTCTGCCATTTCTTCGTCTTTTAACAATTCTTGAGGACGTGCATATAGATATTGCACCCCCATTGACAATAGTTCATAAGCGTTTCCATCATACCATTTTCCCATATATGCGTCAACGAAATTATCAACCCTCGTTACTTCGTGTTTACCATGTTTTATCCCAGTAACTTTTGTGAGTTGTTGCAATTCTTCTCCTGCTGTTCTATGTTCATAAAAAACCGCCTCATGTTTAACAAAAGATTTGTGTGTGTGTTCTAACCTGTGCATTAATTCGTGAATTGCTGTTTCAATTTGCATACTTTCACTACTACCAGAAATCTTTAAGGTATTAAGAAATGAAGAATAATAACCACGCTTCACAATCCCTGTCTCCATTTCACCATTTATTAGTGAGTGATTAACCGATGATTTTATCCAATCTGTCGGTAAGAAATCATAAGCTTTTTTAACGAGTTTGTCAGCTTTTCTATTTCTTAAATGTCCAGTATAATCAATGTCGACGGCCCCCATTTTTCTATATTTAGATAATGTTTCTTTTAATTCCTTGGCGTTTTCTATTATAGCTTCATCATACTTCCTACTGTATTCTTCATACAGCAATCTACCTTTTTTCCTTAGATCACTTAAATCAGTTCCATAAGGTGCCGAACGTATTTCTTTAACAACTCCCATATATCCTTTCTTAAGTTCACGAAGTTCATCGGCTCTTTTTTCATAATTTGAAATTTTTAAGAAATCTTTTTTAACCCGCTTGCCGACTCCTCTTAATTCATCTATACTATATTCATTATCAACCTTTTTCGTTGGTTTGTCAACTTCTTTGTCAACTCCAAAAATAGTACTCCTGCAATAAGGGTGAAAAGGTGGGGCTGTAACTCCCACTTGATAGTCTTCGATGAACTCTGTTTTCCCATTTTTATTTCTACATATACTAGAAGTACGACTATCAATAGTAGCAGAAATTTTAAATCCATTAAATCCAGCTTTCTTTATCCCTTCTAAATGTGCCATATTTTGAACGTTTGCCATTTCAGTATGAATTAACCTTTTAGCATTGCTAAACGTAGTGTCCATTTCTCTTGCTAAATTTTTATAAATATCATCATAACTTTTTCCAGTTGCCATATCCGTGATCAGTTGTTTATCCAGATAATTTTGTAATTTAGCCTTATCTTTCCAAGTTCTATCACTGAAATTATTACCATCTAACCATTTCTGCTTGATTAATCCGTCAATCCTCTTGTCTTTCAAAAGCTCAACATCTCTACTAATCTTACTTTGTTTCTTAAATAAATTTGTAATATTATTAAACGCTTTTTTAAACGTACCTTTCAAAGTACCTTTTAACATTTCTTCTTCTGTCTTACCTAATTCAGCAACGTGTAACGCTATTCGATTACTTAAACCTTGCAATCTGTCCAATTTGTAGTAGTTCATCCTAATATCTCTGAAACGTTCCATATCTGGATATTTCTTAACGAACTTATCCCAATCTCTAATCATTGTGTTAAAATCTTTATCGTCAAGTTTGCTAGTTATTTTGCTGTAGTCAAGAACATCACCTTTACCGTATTTAGCGTAAAAGTCAGCTATTTCATGTTTAATATCTTTTAATTTTTTCTTATACTCGACGTTAACATCTTTAATCACCTTCAACGTTTCTTCTTTGTTTCGCTCCATTCCAGCTACTACACGTTTGTTTTGCCAGTACTCATCTCTAGTGTTCATGTTCGTCATGTCCATCACTTCCTAAACCGAACATATTATCAATATTTTTTTTCGCCTCTTCTTCAATGCGCTCTAATTCATGTTGAACGTTAGGTACTACCGACGGTACCATTTCTAAAACTGTCTCTTGTGATAGAAACGCTCGACCTTTAACAGCATTCTCTATTTCCGCTGTAACATTTTGAGGAATGTTCCTACTAAGAATGAACTCAATTTCATAATCTTTAATCTCATCAACTAATTTAACATTATTCTTGCTTATACAAATTAAATCATAACGTCTACTTAATCCCTCTTTGAAATTATCCTCTTTCTCCATACAGATATTGTCTAAATCCCACATCGCCAACTTGATAGCATCGGCACTTGTATTGCTAAACGACATGCTCTTAAAATCTGGAATGTGCGAGATAGTGTGCATATCGTCCTTAACTCTTGTAAGCAAGTTCTCCTCACTAACATCGTTAGATGGTTTCGCTAGAAATTCAATTTGAGGTTGTGCGACTCCGTCTTGCACTTTAGGAATGTATAAGATACGCTCTTCCTTAAGGTCGGCAATCAATGTATTTCTTTTCTTGTCTTCATCAATATAATCGTCCTCATCTAAATCAACACCAACGATTTTTAAATAGCAATCCGCAAAATAAGCATTAGCTGTTGCTTTGTCGGATAGTCCTTGATTATATCCATCTTGCAAACTCGCCAAAGGTTCAATAGCGCTTATACGTTCATCATTTTCAATATATTCAGTAATTTGCACCTCTCCAAAAGGATTAATGAACCTTTCTCTAAATATTATCTTGCCGTCCTTATTATCAAATGTAATGCGCTCATGTTTAGCGTATATCGTACCACTTATGTAGTGTCTATCCTCTAAGAAATCAGTTGAATTAGTGTAATGAACCGCAAACAAAGGACGTTCCAAAATAGTATTATCATAAATGTAGATCACTTCTTTATTGTCTAAATATGTGAAATTGACGTTTGCCTGCTCATCATTAAACACCAAATCAAATGCGTGTCCATACTTAGCCATGTTTTTTGCTAACGCTCTATTAATCTGCTTAGCTTGATTTATTCTGTCAACCTCTTCTAATTCAGCTAACAAATTCTCATCTTCACATTTTAATTTAACCGGTGCGCCCAAGAAATATCCGTTGTAGATGTCGATAATGTACTTTGTACGGTTACTAACTATTTCAACCGCTTTATTATACTCGCTTCCACTAGGCGCTACGATGTCATGTTTACCCTTGTAGTAGTTATCCATTTTTTTATAAAAATTAACAATCTTACCATGATTATTAATTAACTTACTTATCAACTTTTCCGTAATTTCTGTATTAACGGGTAGTTTAAATATTTTTTCCAAATATATCACTCCTTCTTGCTTTTCTTAATTTTGTAGTATCCAGAACTTGCATACCATATCTCATAGCGTCCATAAGGTGGTTGTTCTCATCATTAGGGGTGTTTAACCATTTTCCAGTCTTATCTTGCTTGTATGAATAAGAGTACAACTCATTAATCGTATTCTCACATTTCGGCAACACATGAATTGTGTACCCTTGAAGTTTAGAAATACCAGCATTTATACTGTCCTTACCTTTCCTTGACTTCTTAAGTCTTTTAATTCCATGTTCTGACTGTAACTCGCTAATCAATCTACTTTCGGCACTATCTCCAATAATTTCACTGTTGGCATAGCCTTTATCTTTGATTAACTTAGCAATTTCTTTGGTTGTTAATCCCTTCTCATACGCTTCATCAAATATGTAAATATCTTTATCACCGATGAGAAATACAATCAATGCCGTTGGATCATGTGTAAATCCAAAGTCTAATCCTAATGCTAACTTGTGTGTTTTGAACAATTCATCAACGTTAAACTCCTCAACTACTACATTATCGTATATAAGACCCTCAGCAACCCCCCAGTCACCATCGCATACAATCCTAGCACGTCGTGGATTAGTGACGTATAAGTCTTCATAACGTTTAATATCGACATCATCTAACCACTCATTACATTTATACGTTGTAGTAGTAGCGAATGTGTCTGACCGCTTCGTTTCTTCATCAAAAAAAGCACCTTTTAACCAGTGCCTCTCATTCCATGGGTTGAATGTTATTGTTATTTGCTTGAAAAAATCTTCTGCCTCGTGAGTACCACGAATACTCTCAACAACTGTACTAAATTTATCTTCTGTTTCAATCTGGTACGCTTCTTCAAACCAAGCCCAACACAATATCCCAACATCAACGGTTATAGATGTGATTTTCAATTCATCGTCAAGACCTCTGAACAATATCTTTTGTCCAGTTTTCTTAATGGTTATTTCGGGTAAACTTTCATTAAATTTGAATAGGTGAGTAACTTTTAATCTATTGCAAGCCCACTTAAAATCAGTGTAGGTTGATTGTTTGTTGGTGTTAGAATATCTTCTTACCACTAACAAATTAGCCCAAGGATACTGGAGCAATCTTACGATGAAATTCAAAGCTGTAGTCTTTGACTTCTTACTACCACGCGAACCCTTAACCACTCGGTAGAAATTCTTACTATGCCAATATCGATTGTACCCCTTACCGACTGTTTCTGTTAGTTTAATCATAACTAATCCTCCAGCGGTATATCATTGACGATAAGTAATTGTTCGTTGTTAACACCATCGTTCAACTCTAATTCTCTACGTTGATTTTCTAATTTTAATGCTTTAATTCGTTCTTTTTGTTCCGACTTGTCAAGACTATCTTTATTGACTTGCGCTGTACTTCTTTCTATCAACTCAATAGCCCGCATATCGCCCTTCAATGCTTTTTGAATTGTAACCAACGCTATTGCACTTTCGTTTGTGTTATCAAATCCCATTTTCTTTAACATAATCGCTAATTGGTCGTGGTTGACTTCCGATGATAATATTGTTTTTAACGCCTTTTGAAAATCAGCCTTTTTTCTCCGTGCTTTTCCAGAAGCTACCCCGCCTCTTTTTGCTATTTCTCTATGTTCGCTCTTACTTCGTTTGTTTGCTGGAATTAAATTACCTTCATTCGCCAACCGCCTCACTTCCTTCGTTTATATTCTTCTGAAATTATTTTCGGTACACAATTATTCCAATATATTTTGTGATGTAATCTTTTGTTTTTATCGCCCATCAATGATATTTTTACCGCTGACGGACAGGAAATAACCGAGTAGAAACTCTTTAAATAAGTACCACCGTCTAAATATATTTGCGTCATTCCGTTAGCGTTAGTCTGTGTAGTAGTTTGCGTCAACATCGCTCTTGTCACTGTCAACATTAACACGCCACGAGATCCTAACGTTGTATATGTATTGACATCTTCATTTATTCTTCCAACAAACTGAAACGGTCTCTCAACGTCACAAAAGAAAGAATTCATTACTTTTCTTAAAATACCTTTCTTCCAGTTCCCACCATCTAATCCACCGATGAAATCTCCACCTTGTGCCAAACACACTGTTTGTGCGTTAGTATTGTTTAAGAACTCCAACATCATTTCGCAAAGTTTATTAAAATTTAAACATGGCTTAGTCATTAATTTTTTTTCTTTTTCAAATCGGTATTCAAAACTTTCATAATCATCATCGCATTGTAAAAAAATAACGATAACCTAATTTTTTAGCAATTTTAAAACACGCATTTCTCGCATACACAATAGTACGCCTATCACTGAAATTGTCGTAAGTATCAAACTCCTTGCTCATCTCCAACTTATCAAACATGATTACTTTATCACTGTAACGCTCATAATATTCAGAAGCTGTATCATCTTCATTGTCAATCACAATGTACCAATCACCAGTGTAATTTGCACTTTCTAATGCTTTAAGTGTCTTAATATTGTTCGCTCTACCATGACTTAAAATAAAAACACAAAAATTATTCATCGGCCATCTCCATTATTTGCGACGTTATCGCAACTACACCATTTTCAATAGCTTTATCGTAATCAACAATAACTAACAAATTCTTTTCAAATAATTCTTGTGTCTCTTCATCAGCATGGCTGTAAAACTCTGCTATATTTCGATAATCAAAAACAACGTGTCTATAACTAGCAATTTTTAAAAATTCTTTAACCTCATCATCGAGATCAGATTGTTCAATTTCTTCAATCAATCTCCTACACTTGCCAATATCGAACAGTTCACACACCTCAGGGGCTTTCTCCTTTGTAGGTTTGTACGTAAGTGTAGTGATTTTATCGGTGTAAGGACTCTCCAACTCTTCGACGTATTCCTCAAACACTTCAAAATCAAAATTACTCATATCATAGTCAATTAATTCTAATTCAGTTTGCAATTTCTCTAAATCAAAGCCAGTGTTCATAGTTAGCTTATTATGAACTAAAATATATTCGCGCTTCTGTTCTTCACTTAAATGCTCTAGTTTAATAACTGGTATTTCTTCTACACCTAACCTTTTTAATGCTATATAACGCCCGTGTCCCTCTATTATCACGTTGTTTTCGTCAATAGCGATTGGGTCGTTGTTTCCATATCTTTGAATAGAATTAACAATTTGTTCAATCTGTTCTTCTGTATGGATTTTAGCGTTATTTTCGTATTGTTTAATGTCGTTAATGTTAATGTTAATTATTCGCATTTTAACCTCCAAAACAAAAAGAAGCGTATTGAACGCTTCTTTAATGTGAAAATTTTACCGTATACTTGAGAAAAAAAATATAAAAGAAACTAAATGAAAAAAATTTAAAATCTTCACGCTATCATTGTATCACATCTAACATTATAAATGTATATAAGTTATAATATTATATAATAAAATATTATAATATATTATAATTTAGGGATTTT